AGGCCGGAAGAGGGAGATTTTATCTGTCCGGTATGCAAGCGGGGGTTTAAGAGTGCGTTTGCGCTCAGCGGGCACATGAGGAGCCATAAGTAATGACCGACGACCGACTAAGCCAGGAGTGGAATCTCGTTACATTGCCACCGGAGGGGCACTCCGACCTGCCGCTATATGTGTGGAATCTCTGGCAGGTAGCGAGCGACGAAAAGGAGCGACTGAACCTGCCCGAACGCTGGAAGCACAATTATATGCTCTACCGGGGGAATCACTGGCAGAACAATCTGGCGCGGTACACGAAGGCCGGGCGCGACCGTCTCCCCATCAACCTGTTCTTTGCCAATGTGCAGCGCACTGTTGCTAATATTACCGCACGGCAGCCCGTGGCAGAAGTGGTGGACCTGGACGGAGGCCTGCAGGATCTCGCCCAGCTCGCCACGGCTCGCACCCGGAAATGGTGGAAGGAAACCGGGCAGCAGAAGAAGCTCAAGATGTCTGCCACAAAGATGGAAAAGTACGGTATCACAACGGAAAAACCGGTCTGGCGGCCAAACAAGGTATGGAAGGTGATAGACGCCGCCGCAGGGACGCCTATGCTGGTGGATCTTGGCTATCCCGATATCGTCGTCGTCGATCCCTTCGCCACCTATCCCGCTCCCGGCTTTTACGAAGATCCCGCACGGCAGATGCCCTACTGGGTGCAGGTACAGGTCATGCCGGTAGAAGAAGCGGAGCGCATTTACGGGGTCGAGGGTCTTGTCCCCGACGATGCTTACACGGTGTTGGGCATGGACCGTGAGGAATCACGGCCTATCGTATCGGGGACGCGGCCTGGCTCCATGAATGCGGTGAGCAATTACTCGACGCACATCGAACACCCCAGGCTCAGAACGCCCGAAATACGGCAGGGGTACGCGATTATCTACGAAATGTGGATACGCGACCACTCCACGACGACCATTGACCGCGTGGTGGGCCAGGATGAAGAGGGGAACGCGGTTACGGAGAAGGTTGCAATCCGCAAGTATCCAGATGGAATTCGACAAATCACCTTCGCCCGGGGCGACGGAGAGGGCGCACAGAACGGCTTCATGGTGCTCAAGGACCGCAAGAACCCTAACCTGAACTGGGATGCCCATCCCATTGAGGCATTGCGACGCACCTACGCCTGGGGCCGTATCCCGATGTACATCCAGAACAGCTACGAATCATCCATTGACAACTGGGGATTCAGCGCGGCCGAGCAGGTGGGCGATCTTCTCATAAAGATCGATGAGATATTCTCCCGGATCGTGGGCTACGTCAAGCGCGCTTTGTTCCCTCCGCTTATTATCCCGTCGAACATCGGCATTACACGGGAGATGATCAATGCCAAACCGAATCTTATCCTGATGCCGTCAAACGCCCTGTTCTCCCAGTACATTCGATTCGTTCCCGTGCCAGGGGTGACGGCGGACACGTTTAAGGTGTTGGAATTGCTGCTTTCCTTCTTTGATAGGATCTACTCCATCGAGGACGCCGACAGGGGCATACTCCCGAAAGGCGTGGTGGCGGCCCAGGCGATTGTGGCCCTGCAGGAGCGCAACGCCGTACTGATACAGTCCAAGATCACCGCGACCGACTATCTTGTCGAGGAGCGGGGAAAGTGGGCCATGTCGATGTGGCAGAACTTCGGCGGCGTGGCCGAGTCGGTGGACGTGAACGACGAACCGCAAGTCTTTCTTGGAACAAGCCTCGCCGGCCACAGGTTCAACTATGTGGTTGAGTCCGGGTCCATGACGCCCAAGACGAGCCTGCAGGTCCAGGCGCAGGCCGAGAAATACTTCGAACTGGGGATCATCGATCGCCAGGCGGTGCTCGAAACGAGCAACTTCCCCAACTGGAAGCGGATCGTCGAGCGCGTGGGCGAGGGGCAGCTCGGCCAGGCGTTGCAGATATTGATACAAGCTGGACTTCCTGATGTGCCTCCGGGCGACGGCAGCGCGTTCGACATCATCAACGCACAGACCCTCTATCAGTTCCTCGCGCAGAACCAGGGAGGACCGGGAAACATTCACAAGAATTCGCCGTCATCGGCAGAGCAGGGAGCGGGAAAGCCTGCAGCGACGGCGTAGAAAGGCGGCGGCACCCGGGAGGCGTAAACTGCCGGGCTCGTACTGGCATACGAGGCATGGTGCTACCGACCGCAGCGAGTCGAATAACATAATGAGGGGCTCGGTGCAATGGCAAATGGCTTTGTAATAATCAAAGAGAAGGACTGGGAAAACGCATCGACGGATCAGCGGGAGTGGTGGACGTTCAACACGCTCCAGAACGTAGACATGCGCCTGAAGGCTCTCGAAAAAAAACCGCTGTACGATAAGGCTCTCGCCTTCGGCGGAGGGATTGTGGGCGGATTCGCGGCTATCCTGGCGAACTACTTCTTTTTCAAGGTGATGGTGGGCGGATGAAGAATCAAGCTTATGCAATGAAGTACACGGAAGGTAACGAGGGCGGTTTCCGCAAGTACCCCTATGTTGATACGAAGGGATACCACACCATCGGCGTCGGACATAAGCTCCCCGGTCCACCGTCGGAAGATCTGAAGCGGTTCGGAATCAGTCGCATCAAGGGCCTCCTCCAATTCAAGGAGGATTACGGTATTGCAATAGAAGATGCTCGGGCGGGTTTTCCGAACTTCGACACACTCCCGGCAGAGGCGCAGATGGTCCTGTCCGACATGGCATTTCAAATGGGACGGAGCAATCTCATGGAATTTACGAGGATGCGGGCGGCAATCGCACGGCGCGACTTCAACGAGGCGGCATGGGAGGCGCTCGATTCCGAATACGCGAAAAAGGACACGCCGCGGCGGGATAAAGAACGCTCTCATACTGCGAGGGGTGCGCGATGAATATTGAAGTCAGCTACCCGGGCATAACACAGACGTTCGTCCCCCGTTCTATACGGATTGAGCGAATCCTGGGAGACCCGAAGCATGTGCGGCTGCTGGAAAATTTCTGGTTTTACAGCGCCTGCCTGGGGCGCTGGTGTTGCATCGAAAAGGGCTTTGTCTATGACGAGGAGAGCGTACCGATATTGAGCGGAACCAACCCCGAGGCCGGCGCAATCCACGATTATTTCAGCCGTTCAAACTCCGACCCGGTGGTCGACAAGAAGACGGCGGCGCGGATATACGAGGAATTTCAGGCGTATTACGACGAGATGGAAAGCGGCAACTGGCTCAATAGGGCATGGGACTGGATCAGGCGCACGGTCAAATCGGCGGTCGTCGCGGTAACGCCCTGGCCTCGATACTTCCATAAATACCGGGTCGAAGCGACCTACGAGGAGATAGCGGGATGAAGTGGATAATGATTAAAATTGATGCCTTGTTTGTGATGCTCCGCGCCGTCATTGCGGCATACGACCGGATCAAGCAGGCGGCGCTGAAAGGGGGCAAGCAATAATGCCGATCTACGAGTATGAGTGCCCCGAGTGCGGCGCGATCACCGAAGATATTTGTCCTATGAGCGGCAGGAAGGACATAATCACCTGCAATGAGTGCGGCGGGGACGCGAAACGAACCATGTCCTTTCGCGGGATCGTCAACCCCGACGCCCCGAACTGGCTCGGCTCGGCCTGCGAGCTGCTCGTGCCTGATGGGGAGCGGCGGCCTGAATCGCGGTCGGAGTATAACAGATATCTTAAAGATAACGGAGTGGTGGAACGGGGAGGAAGGGAATTCTGATGTCGGACGAGTCGAAGCAGATCATACGCGCCCTGATTCGCGGCATGAAGTTCACCATTTCCTTATTGGAGAAGGTGCTGAAGGGGGAGAAGGTATAACACAGCAAACATAATCCCCGTGCGTCTCCACTGAACGCGCACGAGGGAAGCCGATAACGCTTTTAGTCAAGCCTCATCGGATACGGAATGCACCGTATTCGTTGAGGCTTTTTTATTAACCATACCCAACACCGAAGGGACACCCGAAGCGCGGCCCCGACGGACAGGCTACCCGGCCCGCAAGGACACCCGGCGATGCCGCCGAAAGGACACCCGAGGCAACGGCCCCGACAATGAGAGGAAGCATCATGGGAAAAGAAGAAGAGGGGAAGAAAATACCGGCTGGCTCCATGTCCGTCCACGACAAGGGCGGGGGAGACAAGGGCAACGGGGACGACGGCGCGAAGCCGTCTAAAATCAAGGTCGGTGACAGGGAGTATGACGATCCCGGGAAATTAGCCGAGGACCATCTTAACCTGTCTAAGAAGTTTGGCGAGCAGGGCAATGAACTAGGGTCCCTGCGGGCACAGAACCAGGCTATGGCCGATCAGTTGGCACAGATGCAGGAACGGTTGACCGCAGTAGACAGCGGCGGCGGCGATGAGGTGCAGGCCCTCCAGGCGGAATTGGAAGCCCTGGAAGCGGCGGTAGCGGAAGGCGACATAACCATGGCCGAGGCCATCCGCAAAAGTTCCACCATCAGCGCACAGATCGCCACCAAGGAAGCCGTGGCAGAGGCGAACCGCACGTTCCAGCAGACGCTGCAGGAACGAGACGCAAAAGAAATACAGCGTCAGTTCCTGAAGAACAACCCCGATTTCGAGCAATTACGCATGAACGGGACGCTGCAGCAGATACGGGCAGAAAATCCCATGCACGACGACTTCTCAGCCTATTACGCCTATCAGGCCATGAATGCCTACGAAAAGGGCAAGGCGGAACAGGCAGCCCTGGCAGCCGGAGGAAAGGAAACGGACACCGTCCTCACCGGAGGCGGCGAAGGAATCCGTCAAACAGTGAAACCATCCAAACCCCTGTCCGAATCTGAGCATAAAGCCTCGATGATGGAGGCGCTCGGCAAAATGTCGGGGGGCTAGGCCAACATACAGAAAGGATACCTAACTAATGGCTCTCGAATTAACACAAGTCCAGGCAGTCACCAACGACTACTGGGATAAAAAATTATACGACATATTCTTCACCGAGAATGTGCTGCTCTACATGCTCATGGCGGGCGGGAAGGCGGCGGCGGATATCGTCAAGGCAAACGCACTTGTTGACGGCGGGCAGATGATCCGCGTGTTCCTGGAATACGGAAAGGGGCACACCGGCGCGTACGGCAACACAACCAAAATTCCGCAGTCCAAAGTCGATATCGTCAATGCGGCCCGTTTTCGCTGGGCAGGCTATTATGCCAGCAACGCCATTGATCTGGATGAACAGATCCAGAACAGCGGCGGTGCTCAGATGATCGATCTCGTCTACACAAAAATGAAGAACATCGAGAAGTCCCTCCGCGATCAGATGGGGTCCTCGATTTACAGTTCAGCGTCAACCGACTACGACTTCCTCGGACTCGGGAATCTCTTCAACACCACCGGTTCGACCGCGTACGGCACCATTGCCGAGGACGACATGGCGCAGTGGGCGGCCAACGTCATTACTACCTCACGGCCCATCTCCTTCAAGGTCATGCAGGAGATCTTCCGGACGCCCGCAATCGGCATGTCCCGGAAGAAAAAGCCGAACCTCTGCATCACGACCGAGGCGTTGAAGGACGGGTACGAACGTACCCTGCAGACGCAGCAGCGCTTCTCGGACCAGAGGCTGGTAGAAGCGGGATTCGACAATATCCTACACAAGGGCGCCCCGGTAGTAGCCGATGACAATCAGACATCCGGCTATCTGGATGCGCTGAATACCGACTATCTCAAGATCAAAACCCACAAGGATTTCAATTTCACCACGCCGAAGTGGGAATATGACAAGGAGCAGCCGGATATTTTTGTCGCAAATACCAGGTGGATCGGGCAGCTGATATGCTCGAACCGCAAAGCGCACGTCAGGCATACGAACCTGAGCGAGCCGAACTAAGCAACTTCTCACATAACCCCATATAACGCGGTGGGCGGATAGGCCGCCCGCCGAAAGGAGAACAGATATCATGATTTCAAACGCAAAAGAAAGTTTGGGACTGCTCGGCAAAAATGTCGCACAGACCTATTACCGCAAGACCCCGTTCCGCTGTTGCCTGGCCGATGTTGTGGCCGTGGCCGCGCTGTCCGACATCGGGGATGCCGATACCGTGACCATTATTAACGAAGACGGCGATACGGTAGGCGTAGCGACCTTTGGGTCCGACATCGCCGCCGGCGCAAAGGCGACATTCGTCCTCGATGCGACCAACGGCGGGTATATCTTCGAAGCGAACGAGTCGTACACGGTGGTCGTAAGCCAGCTTGACGCGGAGACCGACCGGGTATTCGTTGATATCGAGTGGGATATCCACGCGATCAGCCATCTCTAGGAGATAGGGGCAGCCTATCATGGCATTAACCGCTGCTAAGCTTGCTACGTACATACAACGAGCGGCCCAGGACGCGGCGTTCACCCGCGCTGCGATCCTGGACCTTCTCAATGAGGGACAGGAGCAGATTGCCGCAGGCATTCCCCTGCCGCCCGAGAAGCGCGTCATTTCGTCGCCGCTGCAAGGGCTCAAGGACACCGACACGGTAGACACGGGAGAGGCGGCCTATGTCGCCCTGCCCGACGACTATCAGCGCGGCCTTTTTTTCGTAGCCTCCTCGGATCAGGACAAACGGATCAAGGTGTATGAATCCTTCACCGAGTTTCTGGCGCAGTACCCCAACCTGGACGAGACCGGGACCTATGTCGATGCGGTGTGCGTCAAGGGGGCGAGCCTGTATTACCAGCCGATCCCTTCTTCGGCGGAAACGCTGACGCTGCACTTTTACCGTATTCCCACGGACATGGGCTATTCGGGGGACAACGCGACGCCGGACGGCATACCGGATCACCTGCAAAAGACGCTCCTCGTCAATTACGCGCTCAGGGAGATATTTGCCGCCGATCCGCAGGCCGCCGCCGTCTTTCAGGCGCGCCTCGATGCGGCAATTCTGGAAATGGAGAGCTTCAACGGGACCGATGGCGAGGCGTACAACATCGAGCCGGACTGGGACGAATACATATGAGCTTAAAGACGCCCGCGATTCCGGTACCGAACAGGGACAATATTATCCGCTGCCTGGAGGCGATCAAGGAAACTCTCGAAATCCGCGAGGGGCGGCGGGCGGATACTGACAAGCGGTTCATCTCCCGGGAAGAACTTCTGGAACTGCTGGAAGGCGACACGGTACTGACGGTGTACGTCAGCGCGTCGCACAACCACGATTCCCGTTATTATACGGAGACGGAACTGGACGCGGGGCAGTTGGATTCCCGTTATTACACGGAAACGGAGGTCGATACCGCCCTTACCGGCAAGGCCGGAGTTTCGCACAGCCATAACGACCTCTATTACACAGAGACTGAGGTCGATAACTTCCTGGCGGGCCTGTCCCTCTCTGTTCTTGCCAGCGTTATGGCAAACCTGCAGGCGGGCGGCGGGAAGAGCGACATCTACACCGTGCCGGCCGGGAAAAAGATGATTCCCCTTGCTGTGGTGGTCCGAAATCCGACGGACAGCCTTGCAGGGGGAACCAATTTCAACTTTGGCGACGGCGTAAATGCGGACACATGGAAAAACACCGTTGATCTTTCGGGAATGACGGCGACGACGGATTTTATGGTGATTGCCAGCAATGACGCAAAGTACGCCGTATATGACGCTGGCGATGTCTTTGGAATCATGCCGGTTACGGGAGCGACGGCAGACGCCGACGCAACGCTTGAGTTGATCGGTTATCTGTTTGATGCGTAAATATAGGGGCTTATTATGTCAACGCTCACGCTCGGCACAATATGCAACACGGTAGAAAAGAAACTGCAGGACGAAAGCAACGTCGATTACTCGCAGGCGGAACTGATCGGCCTGTACAACCTTACGATTCGCCTTATTGTGAGCCTCGTTCCAAAGGCCTACACCAAAATTGCCACGATGAAGTGCGTCTCGGGGATTCAGCAAAGCCTCCCTTCTAACGGCCTGCAGCTTGTCAGACCCATTTGCAACATGGGGACCGACGGCACGACGGTAGGAGCGCCGATCCTTCCGGCAACATTGGAGCGGATCAGTCTTATCGATCCTGACTGGACTACAGCCACAGCCTCCACAACGGTTGAGCTGATTATTCCCATGCCGGACACGCCGGCAACATTCTTCTGCTATCCCGCATCACCGGGAACCAATTACATAAAGATACAACACTCGGCAACTCCCCCCGGCGCAACCTACGACGGGGACGGAGACTGGCAGATAGGGACAATCGCCCTATCAGACGAGTACTCTGACGCAATCATAAACGGGATGCTGTACATGGCATACGACGTGGACACCGACATTCCCGGCACAGCGGACCGGTCACAGCTCTACTACAACCGCTTCATGAAGCTGCTCGGTTTCAAGTCGGCCTTGAATCTCGGAGGACAGGGATAAATGACGACCTACAAGTTTACCAATTTTGCCCAGGGACAGCTTAACGCCGCGATCGGCGCCGAGGATGTGACGCTGGCCCTTAAAACGGGCGAGGGTGCCGAATTCCCGTCGATCACCACGGGCGAGCGGTTCATGATCTACGTGTACCAGACCGGCAAGAGCGAATGGATGACCGTCACGGGGCGCAGTTCTGACACGCTGACCGTCTCGCGGGGCGACGATCCGCAGTCCTTCGATGAGGACGCCTACGTTGAATTGCGTCTCGATGCGGACGTGCTCGAACTGTTTATGCAAAAGAACGATTTCCGCACCGTTGAGGAAGACCCTGACGGTTCGTTGGCAGCGAGCTATACCGGAGAAGAAGTCTACAACTCTGAAACCGGCGTGTGGTGGAAGCACTGCACCGGCACGACCTGGAAGGCCATGAATTTGTGAGCAAGATTCTGTTCAGAAATAAGGCGCTGACGAAACTGACCGCCGCGCTCGCGGCAGACGGAGAGGTCGCGTATATCCCCGACGGCGATTATGCGGCGTGGCTGGAAGACGGCGAGGCGGGCGACTACTTCTATGCAATTTTGCGCTCATCCGCGAACCGGGAGATCATCAAGGTCAACATCACCGGTTCTTCTGTGGCGACTGGCCTTTCCATCGAGCGGGGGCAGGAGAGCACCGACGCCCGCGCATGGCCGCAGGGTACGCTGATGTTTCAACACCTCACGGCGGCGGCACTGACAAACATCATTCAAAAAGAGGCCTTCCGAACGGTTACCTACAACCCCAACGACACGCTGGCGGCCGCCTACGCAAACGAAAAGGTCTACCAGTCCGATGAGCAGGTGTGGTGGATGGCGGTGGCAACGGGCTCAACGGAGTGGCGACTGATTGCGGGGGAATACGGCGTCGCTGACCCGGTCTTCGACCCCGACGGGGGAGACTATTATTACGGCGACGCGGTCGAGATCACCTGTTCGACCGACAGCACGACCATTTATTACACAACAGACGGCACAGACCCGGATCAGAAGTCAACCCCCTACACCGAGGCTGTCACGCTTCCGGAAGACGGCGATTCTATCACCATCAAAGCCATTGCGATTCATGATGATCGATGGTGGACGCCCAGCGACATAATAACCAAGGCCTTCACGCGGCTCACCGTGGCGACGCCCGTGCTCGACCCCGCAGGAGGCGAATTCTACTACGGCGACACCGTTGAAATGACCTGTGCCACGGCGGATACGGAAATTTATTACAGCACGGACGGGAGCGATCCCGACTACGTGACGGGGACGCTCTACGAAGGCGCGGTGACGGTTCCGAATGCGGCCTCTGTGACACTTAAGGCAGTGGCTTACCACGGCCTTCACGTTTTGGCGCCGAGCGAAATCGCCACTGCGGAATTTAGTCGCATTGGCCCTCTGATAATCTGCGAGACAACGGTAGTGGGCTATGATTACACGGAAGTTGACTTGACGGCGCCTTTGCCTTCGTCGCATTCCCGATATGCCGACTACGAAGAAAAGGACGGCTCATTGTGGGTTGAGATTTCATATCCCGCAGACGACGGCGTGAAAATGACCATTCCTGTCAGGCTTGGGGTATATGACAGCAACGCAGGCGGCCTTCTTTATTATCTGGTCCCAATTGACAACAACGAATGGTATGCGTTGGAATATGACATCTCCTATGATTTTACTCATTACTCGTGGGTCTCGCCGGAAGGCATGGACCCGTGCGCCGTGGTCTCGTTGCAGAATTTAGGATACGGGGGCATGTGGGACTTTGATGCACATGGCATATGGTTTAAGCACGATGTGATGTATGACGCTATTGGCTCCTACGGCAACGCGGTGCCTGTAGAAAATTCATTTTTTGGCGTCCACGAAAAAAGGTATACGTTTCTGCCTCCTGGCGAGTATTGCGATGGGCTTATCCCGATCCTCACACGCTTTCGCTTCCGCGGTGGCGATGGCTGCCCGTTCATCGTATCGAGCCCGGTGTACCTACACATCCATTCGGTCAAGGCGTACAAGCTGACAAAATCGGAAATGGAGGCGCATATGTTAGACGAAGTTTGGAAAACCAAATACGTGTACAATTATCAGCACGATACGGGTGATTAGCAACATGGAGAACAGCCACAACTGCGATAAATGCAAAAAGGATTGCCCCCTGGCCAAAAAGGCAAGTGGCCAAAATGGGTGCGACGGCTGCGGCCGGGGGGTTGGTGTACGCAGTCAGATTTTGCGTCGTTATTTGGCCCACAAGGGGCGACTGGAATTCAAGCGCGGCGGGGACGGGCTCAGGGTTGCGTCAGCCTGCATGTTCGGCGGCACCCCCCTCGAAGGCAAGCGGGCAGGCAAATGGTTTCGCGCCAGGATGAAGGAGCGCGGCATTTCCCCTAAGTCTCTGCGCATCCTCTTCAGGTCCCTCCGGGAAAAACATGGCGATAACTACGACGCCATTTTCGCGGAGATGGACGAATACTTTGGCGAACTCGCGCAGGAAATTGAGAATTTGTTAAAGCCATGAAAATATCGCTAGGACCATTTCAAGGACTCAGGCCGCGACTGGCGCCCCATTTGATCGGCGCGAACGAAGCGCAGACGGCAGAAGATGTGAAGCTGACCAACGGAGAGTTGATGTCCTGGTACAACGAGGCGAAAAAAGCCGATCTTTCCGGCACATCCGCAATTTACACGATCCTCTACTATCTTTCGACCCATTGGCTTGAATGGGCGGCGCACGTTGATGTGTGCAACGGTCCCGTCGCCGGCGACACGGCCAACAAGATTTACTATACGGGCCATGGAATCCCCAAAAAGACGAACGAGACGGAAGCGACCACGGGCGCCGGGGCGAAGCCGATAAACTTCTACCCGATTGCGGTCCCGCAACCGAGCAGAACGCCTTCGGCGGCGCTGACCGTTCCCGCCGTCCCCGGATCGGGCGACGACCGGGACGTGGCATATCGCTTTACCGTTGTGACGGAGATCGGAAGAGCAC